TGCTAACTACACTAAACAGCTAGAGATAAATGCACTCAACAAACGTGTTGACAGAAACATAGCTGAAGCGCGCACCAAGATCCTACGTAAGTACTACAAATCTTTGCGTGATGGGGACACCGACGGCCTGCGAGATGCGGTAGACGAACTTAATGAGTTTAATCAACGTCACCCGACGGTCGCTATTACTCCAGAAACTATCAAGCGTTCCATAGCGCAACACGGCAGAACAAGTATCCAGACTGGAATGTTAGGGGGTATTACGATAAACAAACGTAGGCAAGCCGAAGTGCTAAGGTCTAATGCTGAGTTTGGGGATGAGTGGATGTAAAAATACCCCCCTTTCGGGGGGCTAAGTTCTCGCTAAGAGAATGATGAGGTCCAATAGTATCATACCAACCGCCAGATACGTACTCCGTACACGCCGTCTTCTATCCTAACTCTATATTTTATATGTTGTTTTTCTAACTTAGTAGCTTCTAGTACGTGCGCTACCGCCTTCTGCGTATTAACCGCAGGAATAAATATAGAGGCGTTCTCAGTAAACTTAACCCAGTCTACTATTATCCGAACGCCGTCTGGAGCTATGTCACTTAGCCGTATTCTGCTCACCCATATTGCTCTAGTCTTTTGAACCATAGATCCTTGTCACTTTGAAAAGATCGCTGTCCAATACGGCTTACCTCGTCTTCACGTTCCGCATATTTGAAATAGTGGATATGCTCAACTACGGCGTTCGGCTCGAAACAAAACTGCCCTTCTCTTTTTGCTATATAAGTCCACTCATTATCTACAAACATGTGCCCGTACCCTTCGTGGCAAACAGTTCCCGGCCCGTCAAAAGACAAACCAACGTTGTCAATAAAGCTTCGCTTAACAATAGGGTGTACCGTATGGTCTCCAGTTTGGACTGCTCCGTTTAACATGTCGTTCGTACTGATAAGAGCTTTGTCTGAGTTTTTCAAAGCTTCCTGCTGCCAATTAGGGTGAAAAACAACATCGTCACCGACAAAAAGCAGCCAAGGCTCTGTTGTATTGTGGTAGCCCAAGTTGCATTTCCTAGCGAATGTTTTTAACGGGTCGTAGTTAATAATTTCGGACCCGAACACATCGCCTATTGCTTTTCTTTCTGCGTGGTCGTCATGGTCAACAATAAAATAAAGTTTCCCTACCGCCCCGCTTTTTCTATAGCTTGTAATAAGCGAACGCACGGAATGTGGCCGACGCATAACCGGAACTATAACAGCAACAGCATCTATCATTTAAAGACCGCCCCTTCAACTACCGCATCTACAATCTCAGGCTCTTCAAACTTCATAGCGATTACATACGTAGGAGGCATGTTTATAGTCGTGCCTTTGCCTAGCCTTATGCGATCTTTCACTGCCCCAAATGTCTGCTGCAATGCCTCGTAAACTTCCCCATAGTTATACTGCTGATCTATGCACCACTGCTTGAACGGTTTGATTAGTAAGTACAACTTGTTTATGTCTGTCTCGTACCGCCCCACCCAAGCGTAGTGTGGCATCTTCTCGGGGTATACAAGCACACCTACGCCAGAGGCGTCACCTGCTCGTGCGTCATCAGTACTGCGTAGGCGCATAATCGCACCTTGGTAGTGTGCGTAGTAATCATTTATTAGCTGCTGTACGTCTAAGTTTAGCTCTCGTTCGCTTACCTTCAACACTTTTAACCTCTCTACTATCCAGTCTATTAGTTTGTCTAAGTCCCAGTCCACTAACCCCGCCTCTATAGCTAGCGCAGTGCCCGCAATACTTACCCCTGCGCCGCCAGACCACAGCCTATTCTGGTCAGTTAGCCCTGCTTTTTGGATTAGTAAAGCACGATACTTTTCACACAACGCTTCCGCATGTTTCATGTCTGACAACACATGCTGTATAAAGACATCTCCGGCGTAGCCGTAATTCTTAGCTACCGCTTTGTTAATCTTGTTTGTGATTTCTGTGTCTTCAGAAGTAAAGAAAACTTGTTTAGCTCTGGTTTCTATAATTCGCTGTTGTTCGCCTTTGGGCTGCGCTTTGTAGGAAGACATCTTCTCTACTAGCCCAGTATTACCGTTAGTTCCAGTTATTAATTTCCAAGGCTCGCCCCTAAAGCGTTCTTTATTCTGCCCCGAACTATCCATACGAGACTTTTGTTGCCCACTAGATACCGCATACGCAGCGTCACTAGCATCTTTGGGGGGTAGGTTTGTTATCTCGTCAACGTATAGTGGCAGGTTCTTCCATACTTCAGCACGCTGCCAGATAGAGTTTGGTGTAGAAGCGCCCGGTAATATGTAAGATGCGTAGTTACCCCACACAGATGCCCCGCCTATCATGCCCATAGACTTACCAATACCTGTTGCAGAACTAAACAGATGGTTAATCATACCGCTTACGTTAGGTAGAAACGACAGGAGAGGCGAACCGAAGCTTGTAGCCATCATAAACTGATGCTGTTCATTACCCGGCATGTTGTAAAACTTAGCGACTTCTTTCCACCCGTCCAACGTACCCTTCTGTTTAAATATAGGAAAGTACATTGCCGTAGCTGAAGATGCCGGGTTATCCGCAATCCTGTCTTTAAATATTTCCCTACCACCTACCACAAAAGATTTCATATCTTCGGTCCAACCAAACTGCATATTGGCCTTTATTGGGTCAGTGTCTATGTATAGCTTCTCAATCCAAGCGGCAACGTATTCCATAAGAGGCTCCGGTTTTAGTAGGTGGATATCGTTCATACCCATAGCTTTACGAAATTCTTCTCTAGAACTTAACTTCACTCCGGCAATTAAAAACGTGCGTATGCCTTCTCTAGCGGTGTGGTGTTTAAACTCATACTTCGGCCCCTCGATGGGGTCGTCAATTCTTTTGGTTAAGTATAAGTCACGTTTGTACACTAACTTTTTATCTACGTTACCTTCAGAGTCTTGAATCAATTTAATTATCCCGCCCCCCTCTTGCCTTGAATATTTGTCGGGGTACTGGGGTATGGTGTACTTCTTAGTGCGCGGCGCAGCTACAAGTTTTGGTTCAACAGGTGCACCGGGAAAGCCTTTGGTAGCATCAAAAAGCTCCGAGTCTGGAGCAACCACATGTAGCGGAGCTTGTTCTTCTGCTTCTTCCGGTTCGTCTATAGGTATATCTATAACATTGTCAGCGGCTGACGCTTCTTTTGGCCCCATACCCAACGTTATAGGCGTTTTAATTTTTCCCTTATGCGCGCAATCTTTACATGCGTCGGGGTTATGTTCAGCAAACGTAGCGCATAAGTGAGGGCTGTTGATAGACGCAGCAATCTTTTCGGTCTCTTGCTCATCATACTCATCGTGCCCCTGCGAAATCATGTGGATCGCTCGGTCTTCTTCACAATGCTTTGCGATAGATAGCACACTTAGCCACTCACCGTAGGTGAGATCGTTGGGCTGCGTTATAGCTTTGTGTATTTGTCCGCACCCTTTACCAGTTAAAGTTTTCTTAACTATGTCAGTAAAGCTTTTAGTGTATGTGGTTCCTGCTAAACTTTTAGAATCCTCTAAGTCTTCAGCACTGTAGGCTCTCTTAGAGATCACTGGTATCAAGTTTGTTTGTGGTAAGACCGCTTCAAACTCTTCTAGGGTTAAGACACCCCCTAACTCACCGATAACTTTTACCGGTATGGGGGGATTCCCTTTGTAGTTGTGCGTGTTTGGTACTCGTAGCACGCGTGCTGCGTCAGAAGTTACTGCGGAATCTGCATCTAAGTTATGTTCTGCACAGACTAACTTTAGTCTTTCGGCTATGGGTAACCACTTATCTTTAGGGCACGGTTTGTCTAACGCCCAATAAACGTGGATGCCGCGCCCAGAGTTAACTACAACAGTAGGTCTAGGCATCTGTGTAGTTCTACAAAAACTTTGTAGTCCCTTAAGCGCATCTGTTTGTTGCTCATAAGGTTTACCCGCCCCGCAATCGAGGTCTAGGAAAAAGCTCTTTATCGAATCTACATTGTCAGCGGTGCGACTTTTGTCGTCTAAAAATGAGGCGAGGGCAAAGTAAGAATCGTACCCTTCAGCATCAAGGTTTAGCGAAGAATCAGCTAGCGCGTCTATAGAACCGTAGAACTTTTGTTTTCTTCTCTTATCTTTCGGTCTTAGTCCTAACGCGCAATAGTACCCCTGATCCCCCAACACCGTACTTAAAAATTCTTTGGTGTTCATCATTACATCTCATAGCGTTTTTTAGAGGGTCAAAGGCCCCCAAGGAGGCCCCTGCCACATTTCTATTTCTTAGTCTTTTAGTAAGTTAGTCGTCCCACTGGTCTAGCAGACCCGATAAATCTTCGTCATCTTTCGGGACTTCAGTTTTCTTCTTACTAACTTTTACGGTTGGTTCAGCTTCCGCTTCTTCTACAGGCTTTGCGTCAGTGTCGAACACAGCATCGAGATTTTCTGTGCTAGCTGCAAAACCGCTTTGGGTAAACCCTTCTTGAGTTTCAAAGGGCGAAGCCGCAGAGTACTCTTTGTACTTTATAACTTGTATTGCACGCAAGCGTAAAGATACACCATTACCCATACTTCCGTTATAAGAAACTAATTCCACAAATACATTTACAGTGCTGCCTGAAGTAAGCTGGAACTCGCTATCTAACGGAGTGTTATTAGCATCATAATGTTTGGGCGGGTTCGTTGGCCTACCGTCGAACGAAGCAGGTAACTTAGCTTTACCCACAAACATTTTATCTTCAGTCTTTGTAAATGGCATTGTTAGCGCAGGCCATGAGTCTTCTTTGCTTTCGTCATAAGCTACAGACATAGCGGTAAAAAGATCTTTAGCTTGAGCCGATGTCATTTTAAAATTGACTTGATACGTAGCCCCTTGAGCAGTAGCCAAGCACGGAACACTCGCCCCCTGCTTGTTCTTTCCACCCTGCCGATCAAAGTGATAAGGCTGATCTAGTTTTGGGTAAAGGGCTTCTACATTGTTTAGCATGTAAGTTGGTTTAGACATATCTGCACTCTCTTTAAGGTTTTTAAAATAGCATTAGCCGGTAAGGGCTAAGTTATGGTTCGGGTACTACGGTTACTACAAATTTTTTACGTACACCCCATCCCCTTTAACGGTACCAAACACATTGTCCATGTTGGGGCCATCGTCTACATAAGGCTTTGGGTTGAAAGCAATTAAATTTTTAGTATTAGGGTCTTTCTGTATAGCTTTTGCTGCTGTAACTTCGTCTTCGTTTAATGCTCGAACAGGCTTAAAGCATACTCTCGGCATACTGCTACCCTCCTCGAAACTTAATTCAGTAAGCACAGTAGCTATTGGAGCTTGGAACGCAGCCAAGTGTTCCGCATAAACTTTCAGCCCCATTCTTTCTTTGTTGCGGGCAAGAATACTAGTAGCAGGCAGTGATAGCATGTACCGCTCGTCAAAGACAACCTGACCATCTTGATCCGCTAGTACTAGTGCTAAACGTTGTTGCATGCGGCACGCTTTGCCTCCACCCATGCCAGAACCTCTGATGTTCTGTGGGCACTCGTTACATGTTCTGCCTTGACGGTCGGTACTACTTACATCGTCAGAAGCACGTTGAGTGTTTGCATCCGCAGACCAACATTTAGGGGCGGTAGTTTTTCCCGCAACGTACTGCCCTTCGTAATACATACGAGAGACCGGCGCGACTTTTACGATAACAACTTTTAAATTACTAGCCTCAAACGCTGCATCTTCTTTGCCGTCCACAACTTTACGGAATACACCGTCGCGTATACTTAACCTGCGTTTACTTTCCGCTGCACCATCACTAGGATGGGTTTTTGGTTCTAGTTGCGCCAGTAAGTTTTTGTAGGTATCGGGCATGTCGTCCATAAGTTCGCTCACCATCCACCCCTATAGGTCTTCGTTGTCATCAAAACTAGTTATGTCGTGTGATAGCGCACTTATCTCGTCATCAACTGTCTCGGTAACGTCGTCAACATATTTCGGTAACGCGTCTATGGCTTCTTTTCTTTGGCGTGTCTCCGCTTCCGCAGGGTCATCTTTCTTAAGCGCCTCTACTACCTCTGGCACACTAAACCGATAAGTGTTACCCACTTTTATATAAGTACTTTTAGGGATGAACCCCATCCGTACCCACGTTCTAAGAGTGTTAGGTTTTAAGCTTAAATACTCTGCCATGACATCTATAGGTACGTACTTGTCTGTAGCACTCATTACTTTCTCCTTACCGTAACTGCGTACTCCCTGTCTACATTGAGGCCGGGCGGTAACAGTTCTGGGTTGTCTTCTAGGAACTGCTTCATGTTCCCTTGGTTTATGCGCTTGTCTAATAGCTCAGGTAGCCCGTGCTCCAAAATAAACTTGTGCATAGACCCCCAATCATTAGTACCGTAACGCGTTTTAACACTTCGGAAGAACGTACCTGACTCTGTGCCTACTTTCTCTATGCCATTTTCTTTGCAATAGTTAAGTAACTTGGCTCGAATCATTGACAGTTGTTCTTCTAAAACGGCTTCTTTTTCTTTGGCTTCTCGGGCAACTTCTGCTTTCTTATCCCGAATCTTTACGAAGACTTTTACTAGTCTTTCCATATCATCATTCGCCATACTTATCTCCTTTTATTAGTTATGTTGTTGCATAACAAGGTCTAGTATATTGTAACTAGGTTTAACTTTCAAGCACGTCTTGGTATAAATCTATCATTTTTGTGTGGATGTTTATTTTTTGGTCTAGTAAACTGTAAACTCGTTTCTCTACTGCGGAGCCTTGGAGTTGTACCACCGTGCAAGGATGTTTCTGTCCTGACCTGTGTACCCTAGCGTTGGCTTGAGCGTACGTTTCTAGCGAGGGCACAGGCCCCCACCAAACAATGGTGTTGGCTGCGGTTAGGGTTACGCCATGTGCCGCTGCTTGAGGTTGTATTATTAGTACGCGTGGGTCTGGTGTAGTCTGGAAGTCGCTAAATATTTTAGTGCGTTTGTTTACCGATACGTTCCCGCTTATTATTTCATTAGTTATACCGTCTGCGGTTAGCTTCTCGGAAAGAATCCCTATGACGTGTTTGAATGGCACGAAGATAAGAACTTTCTGGCTAGACTCCGCGATGACTTCGGATAATACTTTGTACCTGTTCTTCACGTCAAACTCTACCGTCTCCCCAGTGTCGGTATACACCGCGCCACAAGATATTTGTAATAGTTTGTTCATGTTTACCGCTGCGTTAGCTGCACTTATCGCTTCTCCCGCCGCTACTGCAAGCATCTTAGTCTTAAGTATGTCGTAGTATTTACGTTGTTGAGCGTTAAGCTCCACCATACGTTTGGTATAAGTCAGTTCTGGTAGATCTAAACATTGTTCTTTTGTAAATCTTATGGCGGGTTGCAGTGCGTTGAACACCGTATCGGTGGCGGTAGGTTTTGGGGTCCATTTAAACTGACTTACTTTTTGCATTACCATTTCTTTGAACGCTCCCGCAAATCTAGGTACGTTCTTAGGGCTAACAAGTTTAGCTAAACCATAAGCGTCTACTGGGGACTGTGCCGCAGGAGTACCGGTCATCATCCACAGCCAAGTGTTTGGTTCGACTAGTGAGTTAAGTACCTTCCAACGTTTAGACTGAGTGTTCTTGTAATGGGTAGCTTCGTCCGCAATGATTAAATCAAATCCTCCCTCGGCTATCGCATCACGTACTATCTCCACACCGTCGTAGTTAATGACTACGTAGTCTGCCCCGCCTCTAATTATCTTCTCTCGTTTTTCTCGTGGGCCGTGGGCAATATCGACTGTACGGTGCATAGCGAATGTAAATAGGTCAGCTCGCCACGCAGAATCCATGATAGATAGCGGGCATATAATAAGTGCTCTACGGATAATGCCTTGTTTCATTAGAAAGTCAGACGCCCATATAGCACTAGCTGTCTTACCTGTGCCCTGTTCGTTAAAACAAAAAGCACGTTGGTTCATAGTAAGGAAAGAAGAGGTAGTCTTCTGGTGGTCAAAAGGTTTGTGCATCCCAGTCCACTCATACCGCCCAAGAATAGGCGAGGGTACGCCCTTCACGTTTAAGTTTCTGAGCACTCGGGCCTCGTCTACCCCCCACTTAACCAACACTTCGTTCTCACTTAACTGTTTACTGCGTGGTATCGACGTTAGTATTTTGTTTGGGCTACGTACTTTAATGCGCAAAGCCCTGTTATCTACTATCTGCATCCCTTTCTCCGGAGGTCAGTAAATAGAGCGAAACAACTGTGTGCTTCCCCCTACTTACTTTTTGTGCTGTTACGTTACGTTTGTGTACTATTTTCTACGCGTGCGTGTAGGTGCCTTAACTTTTTTGTTGGTGATTGCGCCGCCTGTTTTTGCGGCAACCGTACGTCTACGTGGCTTACGCGCACGGTTGGTACTGGAGTCTTCTATTGTCACACCGTCTTTATTACTGCCGCCCCGACTTAACGCCACGTTGTGGCTAACGTCTTTACCCTCGCGCTTATCAGCCTTACCGTTGTTGTTCCTATCGACCCCTTTTTCGTCGATAGCACGTCTAGCACGCTGCCGTTCCATTCGAGCTTCAAACTGTGGACTCCCTACAGGGGCATTTACTTGCTTCGGTCTAGGTTTCTTTGTAGGCATCTCTATCTTCTCCCATTGTGTGGGCATTCTAATACCACGCACCAAGCGCGGCAAAGCCCTGTCGGTCTTGCATTCCATGTATCAACTTCGTACGACTTTTCCAACATACCGTATTCACTCAACCATTTCTTCCAGAGGTCAGACTCTTGTTCTATGGTGTACGTCTCTTTAATAAACGCGTTACATACCACAAACAGTAAGCCGCCTTTAACTACTTTAACCTCGGGGTAGTGCTTGAAAACGGCTAAGGCCATCAGTTCTAGCTGCCCCTTGTCGGCATACTTAGCGGACTTACCCGTTTTGTAGTCGATTACTTTAGCTACACCTGTTTCCCTATCTAGGATAATGAGGTCGGCTACCCCTCGAAACCATACGTCTTTATCGAAAAACCCACACGCTTCAAGGTTTTCAGTTAAACCCATCTTTAGCTCACAGAGCTTCTCACCCTTCATGTTCTTAAGTTTGTCCAGTGCAGTTAGCGCATAGTCAAACCTTGGGTCTAGCTCTTCGACAGCACCTTTAACGTACAACTCGGCAGCTTCATGAAACTCGTTGCCGTACAGTATGGCTTCGGTATTAAAATCTTCTTTGTAATCTTTAAGTACTTTCGTGTGGTAATACTTTTTAGGGCAGTCGTTAAAAGTCTTTAGGCTACTAAACGACCATGTGGGTTTACCCATTCTGTACATTCTCCGTAGTTCTTACCTAACTCAACGTCACCGTTCAAAGGCAGACCTGCTGCCCAATCGGGAGTCCATTGCATACACTGAGCGACGTAAGCTGCTGCTTCATCTACTTTTGTGTCGCTTACACAGCATACCACAGAGTCGTGTACAGTTAGTAACACACGATATTTCTTTGAGATTAGAAGCATCTGCTCTGCCATAACACATCTAGCTATCGCTTGACAGACGTTCTCTATCACCTTGCCACCATAGATATTGATTCGGCCTCGTCGGGTCTTGTATGTAAACTGTGGGCCTCTCTCCCCTTGAGTTGCTTGCAGATCGTCATACCGCATCAGTAGTTTAGACGGTAGTCGTATGGCTTGGTTAACCGCTTCTACTGTCAACACCCCCTGCCGTCCAAGTGGGTTGCTATACCCTTGGTACATACCCATCAACGCGTCTTGCGCCTGTCTCCACAAAGTAGTTATACCTTTGTTAGCCCCTCTGTACACACGTATGATACGTTGGCATTCCTCTTCGTCTACCTCGACACCCATACCCTTTAGCTGATCGCGGAACTTAACCGCACCCATACCGTAGCCCGCGCCTAAGATTGTGGTCTTGCCGATGAACCGTTGCTCTTTGGTGACTTCACTTTCTTTCACTCCGTAGATAGTAGCCGCCATCTTCTTGTATACGTCTTCGCCGTTCTCAAACGCTTTAACTAGGTCAACTTGTCCTGCTAACCAAGCTAAGACGCGAGCCTCAATCTGCGCGGAGTCAGCTTCGATCAAGGTGTGGCCTTCAGGGGCGCAAATACATGATTTCAATACCTTGGCATTTGGCCCGCGTGATGGTAAGTTTTGTAGGTTTATCTTGTCAGAACCGCCCCACCTGCCTGTATGCGCAGCGTAGTACCGAATCGGTACGGGCATCGTCCCGCGTATCCCTATACCAATGAACCGCTCGGTGCGTGTCTCTTCTAGTGTGCTCTTCAAACCTATTCGTGCAGCTACTAGGGCTTGCACTCGTGTGTCCTCATGTTCCTGTAATGCCTTAAACGCCTCGTCACTCTTAGCAAAAGCAAAAGATTCTTTGTCTGTGCGCGCACTTATCTTAGTAGGGGGGATTACCCCCAACGACTCAAGTGCTTTAGCAAACTTAGGGTTGGACATCAGCTCTTCTTTGGCTATGCCACATTCCTCAAGCAGTTGCTCCTTCTGATCTTGTAAGGTATCTAAGTGTTTAATTAACTTACTGGTATCAAGTTCTAGTACAGGGTCAATGAACATACGTAAGGTCATGTCGATTACTTTAAGCTCTTGGCGTGGGGTGGGGCGAACGAGAATACCAAACAACTTGTAAGTAAGTTCAGTGTCTTGTATGCAGTAGTCGCCGTACCTACTTAACTCTTCGCCAGTAAAATCCCCCCGACGTTTACCTTGAGCGTGTATAACCTCATCACCTTTCTCGCCGATCTCGTACATATCCGCTAGATACTTAAGCGAGCCACCAACTTCTGTGCCGTGGAGGGCACGCGCCATACATAACGTATCAAGATATAACTTAGGGTGAATATCAAACACCCAACTAAGAATAGCGCCGTCGAACAAAGTATTATGGGCAAGAACAGCAGAACCTTCCCAATCGTAGTTATCCTGTAAGTATTTCTTAAGCGCATCGTGAGGCCCACTTAACCATTCTGTATCGCCATTGTTTACTTTGACTGCTAGTCCTATCACTTCAAAGTCAGGGCTGCGTATGTATTCTTCTGTTGTTAGCTTACTTAGAGAAAACGTCTTATCGTAGTACGTCTCGAAGTCTACCGTTATTATATTCACGTTATAGCAATCCTTTTTCTTTTAGTAGTTCGTAGTTCGCTGCGTGTGCGTCTTCAATGTCTTGTTTGCTCTGGCCGAAGTACGCAACTGCTAAGTGTTCTGTAACTAGCGCCGCGTTGATTGAAGTCCTATCACTAAGCATGATGACTCCTAAGTACCGTCCGAACTTACCCTTCTCTTTAGTGCTGAGTGTGTATGTTCCTCCGACGTGCAGGGCGTCTTCGACAAACGCCTTTGCCAAGAGTCCGGCCGCTTTTTCTTCAGCATCTCGTGTGCGGCACTCTGGAGTATCAACACCGTACAGACGTATGCGCTCGTTATGAATCCAATGACTAAAACCAAGATCAATATCAACATCGACTGTATCTCCGTCTACGACTCTGACAATCTTGCAGGGGTACTCATACATTTAGTTTATTGCTCCTTTTTGTAGGACGATGCGCACCTATGTCTCGGTTAGTTGGGTCAGTTAGAGAAGCGTTCCGCCCGCCGTCGAACTTACGTCTCGGCCCTTCGGTTGATGTAAACGCACGGGGTGGGCATTGCGTTACCTCCCCACCTTTATCTAAGTACTCTTCGATCTGTCGGTCTAATTCTGCACGCAACTTTTCTTTTTCTTCTCGCGTCATTACATTTATCTTAGTAGTGGTCACTCTTTCAGCCCCGCAACGTAGTAATCTTTATAGCTACCAGACCATCTTTTAGTGCCAAAATGATCGCAAGTGTGGTTGATATCTACGTACACTTTAAATCCTGCTGCTCTAAGTTTGTCACATATCTGTATGTCTTCCCCAATCAAACCGCCGTTTATTATTTGGGTATTGCATATCATCCTTTGGTTCTCTCCATAGGCAGGGCTAGCGTCACGTAAAGCATTTATAGCCTTACGATTTAAGCGTAAAAAACCCGTACCAATAGCTTCTACTTCTAGCAAGTCTAACTTCATGTCATACTTATGTTCCTTAACGTCGTGGGGGCGTATGTTGAATTTTGACTCTTCTTCCTTGTTACGCACCGGTATGCCCACTACGTCTACTGGGTGGTTTAGCGCATCAAAAAAAGCTTCTGGGCTAAACCCTTGATCCGCATCAATGAACACTAACTCATCCACATCTTGTTCGTGCGCGATTGTAAATAGCATGTTCCTCGCTATGTGGATTAGAGAATCGTACATCCAGTAACGTAAGTAAAGTTCGTACCCGTTTTGTTTTGCTAACCTAAAAATTTCTGCTAGGCCCACTGAAAAATCGCAAACCACTTTACCGTCATACGCAGGTACCCCAATCATCACTTGCTTTAGTTTCTTCGTCATTTAATTTATTCCTGTATAAAAAATGTGCTTGCTAATCTTAGTAGTTATCTCGCCGGTGTATGCCCA